TATTTGTGGTGGGTTCCTATAGCCGCTAATGCTGAACCCACCAAAGGGCATTACCGCAGTTATTTTACTAACTCTTATATTATACCACAGATTTTTCTTTTTGCTTCTTTTCTTTAGGAACTCGTTTGAGATCACTAATAGCATTTCTTATAATGCTGAATGGGCTAGTTAATTTCATGACGCACCTCCTAAGTAGTCTTTACGAGCATGATGTTCTGGTACAATCTTATTTAACTGTACGGTGAGGAGTCCATCCTCAAACTTGACGGATCCAACCTTCGTATCGTCTGAGACCGTCCAAACTCGTTTAAAACTACGTTGGGCCAATCCTTTGTGGACAAACGTTCCATCAACTTCCGATTCTTCTTTACTGCCTTCGACATATAATTTTCCAAACTCCGTGAAGACCTTGAGTTCATTTTTTTTGAAACCTGCAAGAGCGATTTCCAACGTTGATTCATGATTATTTAATTGTATTAAGTTGTATGGAGGATAATTTGATTGTGGAAATTCAGAATTAAAGAAATTGTCAAAATAATTGTCTAATCCTATGCTGTTCTTAGAAATCTTCTCCATCAATTCTGGAAGATTTGCAGCGTGATAACGTTGTAGTGCGTTCATGGTTCTCCTTATTAAGCGAGTGTGAATTGTGTACCCCGAAGGCGTACATTACTATTTAACCATAAAGCATTAAAAAAGGGGATGTTGTATCCCCTACCTATTTATTCGGTTATTCTCCAAATAGATGATGCTTTGATGTTCCAGCATTGTCATTTGATATGTTTCCTATACCAGTTTCTTCGGTTTCCTCTAATTCATATTCCCAATCTTCTATCACAGTATTGGAAAGCATTCTATCAGAAAGAAGATCCATTTGTTCTCTTGCTATCTCTTCAGTCTCAGCATCAAACCAAAAATCAATTGCCTTACCTATCCTCAACAAATGTGGTTTAAGTTTAGGGGCAACCATTTTAACATTATTCATCACTGCGTTACCAGCAGCATCAGATACAGAACCTCTTAACCTAACGAAAACTAATGCTTTAAATCTCATCTACCTAAAAAATATTGGGGTGGGAGATTGGGTTTCTGTATTACCAATAAGAGACGGGCATTACTACAGTAGTAAATTTTACATCTCTGCCTGAGACCCGACTGGTAAGTCGATTCTGCTTTCGCAGCAGCACCACCTGTGTCTCATCACCTTATCCAGCTATATGCCAGAAAGATTATTCAGTCACTCCCATGTCAAGTTCGTCAACCCAACAAAAGTATTATGGCATAAAAAAAGAGGGGTGTCAACACCCCTCTCAAACCAGTCAAGTAAGACTGTCTCACTATGCACACACAGTCTTAGACTCTGTATGCTTGATGCCTCTGTAAGTTAATACAGTTGCTTCTTTCTGACAAGATTTCTTGTCGTTGGTGTCGTAAGAGACACCTCTATAGGTGACTTTTGCCATTGGCTTTCTCCAAAGTAGTAGGGATTTTTGCCCCGTTCCTTCAGTCGGCTTTTGCGTCCTCCGAAGAGGATGAACGATTCCGTTCCGAGTCGGCTTACTTGCGACCTCCAAAGGAGGTTGAACGTATGTGTGCTAATACTAACACAGGTATACTATATAGGCAAGTAATTCTGTAAAATGTGATACAAAACTACACATCCATGTCTTCTACAAGATCTGGACATAGTAAAGACCCTACAAGTTCCTTTGCATGACTGTTATGTTCGCATAATTTATTCATCCATATCCTCTCAGATAATTCAACTTCACCATCAGTTGAAACTATACGACAGCATATATCAATAATTTTATTACGATAATTAGTACTTAAGGGCATAACTTTCCTCTAGGTTATTAATTACTAAGGGTAAAAGACGGTGCTCTGCTTGCTGAACCCGATGAGTTAAAGTTTCGATAGTATCATTGGGGCAGATCATAACTGTTGACTGATCTATTATTGTACCAGAGTCTAACTCTTCTGTCACATAATGAACAGTGCATCCAGTAGTTTTATCTCCACTTTCCAAAGCTTGTTCAACAGCATTCAATCCTTTAAACTTTGGTAAAAGAGATGGATGAATATTTATAATTCTATTTGGAAAAGCATCAATAAATTTTGGAGATAATATTCTCATATATCCTGCAAGGATAATATAATCCACTCTCCATACTTTAAAGAGTTCGATTCTCTCTTCATCTTGTTTTGTTTTAAGACGAACATGTGGGATGCCTAATCTCTCTGCCCTTTCTACAGCACCACAATGCTTTTTGTTATGCACCATCAAAACAACTTCATGTTCAGGGCAGTTGTTGACGATGTTCTCGAAATTTGTTCCGTTGCCAGAACACATAATTCCTAGTCTCATTCTTGTAGTTCATCTAAACGATAGGAGTAATCATAAACATCATAAGGACCATTAAGTCTCTTCTGATATTCTCTTTCATCAAGAACCTCATTGATTAACTCTTTAAGTTCTTTCTTAAGTTGAGGTTCAATCAAAGGTAATGGTGTGGGATTGAACGGTGGATAAATGGGATTTCCATCAGCATCTTTTGGAAAAACGTTATCCTTACAACCTTTTGTTGAAGGTCCGCTCATTCCTTGAGTGTCAATCTTTTCACTCATAACCCTTCCTCACCTTCCAATCTGAATACATTCTACCATATATCATACCCTCATGAGACTTTATCTCAGATCCCTCAAGTAATTCTTTCTCCCTCTTAGATAATTCAGTATTCATAGTAAGATACTCTCTCTCCCAATTTGGAAGATCTACAATCATTTGTTTGTTCATAAGGGTTTCCCATCCTTATCAGTCAACCCCATCTTCTTTACCTGAGATAGATTAGATCGTTCTTTCTTTTTTAACTTCTTATATTCCTTTATAATCTTGTCAATTTCATCCTGTGATACATTGACTTTTAATTCCTGTCCTTTAAATCCTTTTCCTTGTTGCTCTATGTAATCATTGATTCCATTCTGAATCTCACCTTCAATGATATCATTTATTTGATCCCGAAGTTCGTCGCTCATTTTCTTTTTTTCACCTTCTTAGTTGGTGCTTTATAACCCCATTGACCAGGATTTACTGTACCATGTCCAAAATCAATCTTCTGAACACAATCTTTACCATACCTATCATAATACATATCAAAAACATTTACCATCTTAGAAGATCGAGTGACATCTAAAAGTGTCTCTCCTTCTACAACATAGGTTACATTAAATGCATCACTGGGAAGTTTCCTATCATTTGCTTTCTCCTGAGTTGTTTTCTCTTGAAGAATCTCACAAGAATACTCTGATGGATCAAATTTGGGTTCTGGTTTCTTAGGTGGTTCAGCCAATTTTTCCTCCTTATCTACTTTAGTAGTCATGATCTACCACCCCATGTAATATCTGGATATGCTTCTTTAACAACATCTAAACTTATCTTATATTTGTCTCCTAATTTATGATCTTTAGTGAGAATTAATATTTCTGCTTCTCTAGGATGAAGTCCCTCAAGTAAATTAATAAACATCATCTCTCTACGAGTTGGGCGAAGAGTATCATTTCCACCCTTCACATAATGATAAAGATTTTGATACTCTCTTCTTAAAGATGTTTTTCCTCTACCATCCAAGTCCTGTCCTGTTGCTGATTCACCTCCTCCTGCCTCTTTAATGAGGTTGTCTGATAGAGTACCAGCAAATGTAGTTTGAGCATTTGTTTCACCATAGGGAACTGGTCCTTCAGGTAATAAACTAATTACAGATTCATCAAAGTTCCATATACAAATCATCTTAACAGAATCATGCTCATACTTCTTAAGAACTTCTACCTTCTTTGCTTTAGCTCTTTGACCAGATACTGCATCCAATACTTCAAATACAAAAGGATTGATAGGTAACTCAGGAATAGGAACTACCTTCTTTGGTGCTCTAGTCTTCTTCGTCGCTGTCTTCGTTGGTGTCATAATTGTTTTCAATTCTTAGGGCTAAAATTTCATCGGGAACTAACTGTCCATTTGCGTCAAACATCTCTGGATGTGTATACACTACTTGAGGTGTTGTTTCATAAGAATGCTGTCTTGCCATCCATCCTATCATACCTCCTACCAATAATGCAAGAGCCGAGACAACTGTTGTAAGTGTCAAGGTTACTACTAATGTTTCTGACATGGCACTCCTCCCAGAGATTTCTATTTTTTTCTGATGTCCAAGTAAAAGTTAAAGTGAAATACAATTTCTCTATTCCAAAATGAAAATAAATTTCCAAATTTTACTTGAAAGGTTTTTGGTGGTTCTGGTTTTCTCCTCCGATTTCTTAATAGTAATTCCACACCCCGATTAATTTCGGGTTTGTCTTTATTTAGAGTCTTTTTTCTCCTTCCTGGTTTTCTGTCACGACTGTACCTCCATGCATCTTCTAGTATGCTATACAAATAATTCTTTATCTTTCTTGCCTTTGGTTTTGGTATGTGACCATATGCCTCTCGCAATTGTATATGATTATTATCTGCCCCTCCTATAATATACTCCTCAAGTTCCAATACTTGATCAGCTATTTCATGTGCAGTAGAACTATCAATGAAAGCATCTCCCTCCTGTTTTTTTGTCTTACGATACTTGAGAAACTCATAGAA